GCTATGGCAGCCTCAAGATCGGCAATCTGGCGATCCGTGTTGGCGCTGCCATCGTTTTCAGACCGCTTTTTCATCAACTGCGCGAGTTCGCCGCGAAGTGCCTTGCGGACTTCCACCTTGGCGTCCCCGGTCAATGCCAGCACCCCGGTCGATTTCCCGTAGACACTGATCAGTGTGCCGATGATGCCCTCGAGGTAGGGCGTGCCGCCCTTTGTCTGGGCGTTTTTCAGCTTCTGAAGCTCAAGCCCGATTTCGTCTATCACATGGAAAGCGGCCTGATGGCGCGTGAGATTGCGGATGATCTCCTGTTCGGATTTGATCTTGCCGCTGATGGCGTCAGCCATGCCGGCGACGCGGATCACATCGCCGACGCCCTGCTCGATGGCTTCTTTTCCGGTGCGGCTGGCGGCGACGCAGAAAGCCATCAGGTTTGTCGTCACCCCGTCGATATCGTCGGTGTATCGCAGCCCGGCGATTGACCCGACCGCCATGAGCGCCCCGGCCACGGCAAGGCGGCGTCGGGGCCGGCGGGATTTGCTTTCGATGTAATCCGCCACCGTGCTGATTGCCCCCGGCGGTCTGGTGAGGTCCGTCCCGACGATGTCGAACGGCAGACCGTCGGGCGTTGCGGTTTCCGCGTCGTCAGCCGGGTCGCCGTCCAGCGTGACAGGCCAGACCCAGCCGCCCTGCTCGGCATGGTGGACCAACGTCCCCAGCGTCACCGGGTTGGCGCTACGGCCAAAGCTGTGCCAATGGCTGTCCATCGCTTTATCGTCGTACTTCGCGCCGGTGGCAGACCACGCATCCCAGGCCGCAAAGCCGGTTCCTGCCGTCGCATGGTGGACCGCCATCCCGACCCTTATCCACATCTGGTATTCGGCGTCCGGGTCGATATGGGACAGCATTCCGGCAATGTCAGCGTGCGAAACGTCTACGGTCGACCCGTTGTATTCGGCGCGGTGACGTTCCGGGCGGCGCAGCATATCGACCAGCGCTGCGGGCGGCGCTTCGATATCGTCCGGCGTGCCGATGGTCGCATGATAGACCCCGCCAGCGGCGTGACGTGACCCCGGCCCGACGACAAAGCCGCTGGACTTGAAGTCCAGCCCGGGGAAATCGGCGTGCGCCTGCACCATTGCCACTGGCTCCGGCATGGCGAAATACAGGTGCCGTCCGCCGTCGCCGCGCCCGCTGGCGACAATGAACCCGGCGCCCGCAACCTCAGGCACGGCGGCCACAAGCGCTGCATAGCCCGCCTCTCCGCCGTTGCGGATATCAACGTCGATAACCATCAGACCGCGGCACAGCACGCCATAGCCCGAGGCAAAGAACCCGGCGTCGGTCATGGCATCGAACTGCTCGTCGTCCCAGTCCGGGGTATGCTGCCAGCTTGATGCCCGAGGGTGCTTTCCGGGCGCCATGCAGTGCGGGTTGCCGCAGTCGCAAACCGCGTCATCGCCCTGTCCTGTAAAGCTGTTTAGCGGGAACACCCGGAACCCCGCCTCACGAAACTCGGCCGGGCCGGTCATTCCTGCTTGCCGATGGTAAGGCCCATCTTCGCGGCCACAGCCGCGATATGGAACGCCCTGACCCGCGGCACGTCCGGCCCCCAGCCGGAGACAGACTGTCTGGTAATACCAAGCGCGCGGGCAAGCCGCGCCGCGCTGCCGAAGGCCGTGATGGCGTCTTGTGTCGTCAAGTTTTCTGCTCCCGCCGGTAAGTCTGGCTTGACAATAGACCTGCTTTGCCTGACATTGCAAGCGCGGGAACAGAGCCGGCACCCGCCCGGCATGCCCAAGGAGGCGCAGACTTGAATATCATGGAAACCATCGGCAAGCCGATGGATCGCGCCATTGTGGCGACGATCTGCGGCGATGCCGGAACTGGAAAGACGAGCCTCGCGGCGACGTTTCCCAATCCCATCTTCATCCGGGCCGAGGACGGGATGCAATCCATCCCGGAAGGCCAGCGCCCGGACGCCTTCCCCGTCCTGAAGGACGTGGCCCAAATATGGGACCAGTTGATTGCTCTCCTGCAGTCCGAACATTCCTACCAGACCCTCGTGATCGACAGCGTAACCGCACTTGAGGCGCTGTTTGTCCAGGATGTTCTGGACAGGGACAAGCGCGCCAGGTCGATCAACCAGGCATTTGGCGGTTATGGCGCCGGACCCGGGGCGGTTGCCACAATGCACCGGCGCGTGCGCAAGGCCGCCGGGCTGCTGAATGTGCGCAAGGGGATGCACGTCGTTTTCGTGGCGCACGCCGAGATTGAGACGATGCGCCTGCCGGACAGCGACGATTACATGCGCTACAGCCTGCGTCTGCCAGCCAAGTCCCTGCCGCCCTATATTGACGATGTGGACCTTGTGGGGTTCGTCAAGTTGGTCAGCATCGTCCGGGGCGAGGACGGCGAACGCAAGAAAGCCACCAGCACCGGCGACCGAGAATTGATCGTCGCGGCCACTGCTGCCAACGTCAGCAAGAACCGCTTCGGCATTGTCGACAGCCTCGACTTTGTGCCGGGCATCAACCCCCTCGGCGGGCTGGTGCCGGGTCTGCCGGCGCCCGTCAGAACGGGGCCAACCAAGGCGAAGAAACCCGCCGCCGACAAACCCACCACAGATAAACCCGCCGCCGACGTTGCGGCCACAGATGGAGATGTGATCGAATGAGCGATTTCTGGGGGCTTTCCAGCGGCGACACCGCAACCGATACAGGCACGGAATATGAAGTTCCGGGCGGTGGTAACTTCGATCCCATACCGGACGGCTCGTCGGTGCTGGCGATGATCGACGAAGCCGAATGGCGCGACGTTGACGGTGACGAACACCTGTCGCTGCGCTGGACAATACTGGCGCCGGACGAGTTCAAGAACCGCAAGGTTTTCCAAAAGCTGTTCGTGACGGACGACGATCCTCGCGCCAAGGACGCTGCAGCTGCCGCCAGGAAACGCGACAAGGCCAAGCGGATGCTGGCGGCGATAGACGGCAACTGCGGCGGCAAGCTGCTCGTGAAGCCCGAAAAGCCGACCGTCGAAAACATGACGCGCCACCTTGCCAACAAGCCGATGACGATCAAGTTGCTCGTCTGGGAAATGCCGGACCGGGACCGCCCCGGCGGGTTCATCAGCGGGAATTGGATCTGCGCCGTTGGGCCGAAGTCCAAAGGGGTCGACATGAAGGATTCCGCTTCCAGGCCGTCGGTTGACGACGACGAGATTCCGTTTTGATGGAACAGCGCACGCCGGAATGGCACGCGGCCCGCGTGGGCCGCGTCACGGCAAGCGTCGCGGGGGCCATCCTCGGGGTGGCCCCCTACGCCACCCGAGCGGATATCTTGCGGCGAATGGTCCGGGAATACCACAAGGCCGCGCCGGAGTTTACCGGAAACATAGCAACCGACTATGGCACGAACCACGAGGCCGGCGCTCTGGCCGAATACCAGATGGAAAGCGGCAACGGGGTTACTCTGGTCGGGTTTGTGCCATTCGAAGATTGGCTCGGGGCAAGCCCTGACGGCGTGATCGACGAGTATAGTTTGGTGGAAATCAAATGTCCGTTCGGAAAGAGAAAGGACGAACACCCGGAGTTCAAAGGCATCGCCGACCAGCCGCATTATTATGCGCAAGTGCAGGTGCAACTTCTTTGCACCGGGATCGGGTCCGCAGACTTTTACCAATGGGCGCCGGGCGGCACAAAGCTGGAAAGGGTTGAATATGACCGGGAATGGATTGCGTCAAACCTGCCCCGGCTCAAGCAGTTTCACGCCGAATATCTGGACGCACTGGATGACCCGGCCGAACACCTCGCCCCACGACGGGCGGAGGTCGACACGCTGGAGGCGCACCGCATGGTGCGGGAATGGGACGAACTGGCGACGGCAATCGAACTGGCGACGGCACGCAAGAAGGACCTGCTTGACGAAATGCAGGCAATGGCAGGGGGCCGAGACTCCATATTCGCCGGGCGCAAGCTGACAAAGGTCGAGCGTGCCGGTGCGGTGTCTTATGCTCAGGCAATCAAGAAGTACGCGCCGGACGCCGATCTCGATCCGTTTCGGGGAAAGCCGTCAGAGTTTTGGAAGCTGGGGTGATGCTGCGCCCGTATCAGCAGCGCAGCGCCGACGCTTCGGTTGCATGGATGCGGCAAAGCGTGTCACCGTTTCTGATCGAGGCGGTGACGGCGGCAGGGAAATCTCACGTCATTGCGGACGTGGCGCACAGAATCCACGCCATGACCGGCAAGCGGGTTCTGTGCATCGCGCCATCGGCGGAATTGGTTGTCCAGAACCGTGAAAAGTATCTGGCCACTGGCAACCCCGCCAGTATGTTCAGCGCCAGCGCCGGAAAGAAGGACTTGCGCCATCCGGTTGTTTTCGGGTCGCCGTTGACCATCAAGAACCGGATCGGCAGTTTCAAGGACGGGTTTGCGCTGGTTGTTTGCGACGAGGTTCACGGCCTGACCCCTACGCTCAAGGGCATCATTTCCGAAATGCGGGGCGGAAACCCGAAGCTGCGGGTGATGGGGCTGACCGCGACGCCGTACCGTCTCGGGTCCGGTTATATTTTCCGCCGGTGGCCGAGCGGGAGGATCAACGGCGAAGACGTCGCGCGCGAACCGTATTTCGATCAAATGGTTGACAGGATTACTGGACCTGAATTGATTGGTCAGGGTTATCTGACGCCGCCAGTCATTGGCGGAACTGGCGCCGGGCATTATGACACAGCAGGAATGGAAACCAATGCGCAAGGTCGGTTTGATGCGGAAGCGGTCGACAAGGCTTATCACGGGCACGGGAGGCTGACAGCGGAAATCGTGGCGGACGTGGTGGAGCAAAGCCGCGACCGGCGCGGCGTGATGTTCTTTGCCGCTACGGTGCGACACGCACAGGAGATCAAGGCCAGCCTGCCGCCTGATCTTAGCGATATCGTAACCGCTGAAACATCGGCCAGGGATCGCAAGGCGATGATTTCCAAATTCAAGTCGCAGAGGATCAAGTACCTTGTAAACGTTGGGGTTTTGACAACTGGGTTCGATGCGCCTCATGTCGATGTGATTGCCATCCTGCGCAAGACGGAAAGCGTTGGATTGTTTCAGCAGATAATCGGCAGGGGATTGCGTCTGTTTGAGGGGAAAGAGAATTGCCTTGTTCTTGATTACACCAGCAACATGGCGGACCATTGCCCGGATGGTGATATTTTCGATCCTGAGATCAAGACAAAGAAGGAGCCGGCTGGCGGCGGCTTGAAGGTTGAATGTCCGCTGTGCGGATATGTGAATGACTTCTCAGCCCGGCCAGAGTTCATTGGCAAGGACGGTGAATTGACGGTTGAAACCGACGCCGCAGGATATGTGGTCGATCTTGACGGAGTACAGGTAGAAACCGAATGGGGGCCGATGCCGGCTCATCAAGGCCGACGGTGCGGGAACTATCTGCCAACCGGGCCGCTGCGGGAAATGGACCGATGCAGCTATCGGTGGACAAGCAAGCCGTGCCCGAAATGCAATGCCCCGAACGATATTTCGGCCCGATATTGCATTGAGTGCAAAGCAGAAATCGTAGATCCCAACGTGGGATTGCAGATGGATTTTGCCAAGTTCAAGAGCGACCCGACGCGGATGCAGACCGACGAGGTTAGAGGCGTCAGGTTCAGCAACGGTTTCAGCCGGAACGGCGCAAAGACAATGCGGGCAGACTGGAACACTCCGCACCGGCGGTTTTCCACTTGGCATATGCCTGAGGCAACCCATTCCAGAGGGGTGCGTGATTGGGCTGCTTTCGCGGCAGCGACTGCTGACGGGACAGAGGCGCCGGAAACGATCACATACCGCAAAGAGGAAAGCGGGTTTTACCGCATTTCAGGTTTCAACGGGAACGCCGACCGTGGACCTGAGTAACTGCCC